GGGCGCGTTGCGGGGGCTTGGGAGCCCCGGCGTTGTGCCGTTATGCTTTGCACGCGGGTCAGCGCTTCCTACCTCACCTTTGGGTAGGCCGGGCGCGGACTTGTTCGTGTTATGCATGGCAGGCCGCTATCTTCGATCTTCACAGGTCGATCGTACTGCAGGAGGAGTATCTTGACTACCAAGACCACACCTAGGTTATCGCGGTATTCCCGGACTCGGTACGGTGTCCTTGACGGTGATGCAGTCGGACCCTTTGTCGATGCCTTTACGCAACAGTGGGATGACACCTTCACTGGTGTTGAAAATCCTCATTGGCGCGATCAGGTTAGACGTGGGGTCTCGGCCGGCACTGCCGCCAGCGGCTCGTATCGGGACCACCAAGTTGGTGGCGGGTTCGCGTATATTTCCTATGGTACGCCTGGTAACAAGAAGGGGAAGCGAGACTATCGCGAGGTATCGGGGGTTCTTGCGAACCCTCCTATCCTAGCAACATCGCCCAATTCCTACTCTCTTACTGCAGCCGAAAAACAGGCACGCCTGAAGTTTATGGCTAAGTACCGCTCCGTGCGCACCGCTTTCCAAGGCGGTACGTTCCTCGGGGAACTCGGCCAGACTATCAGAATGATTGCGTCACCGCTTAGGAGCCTTCGGAGTGGCATCGACGACTTCTATTCGCAAGCAAAGAAGCATGCGAGGAGGTACAGAGATGTTAACGCCGCCAATAAGGCTATCGCGGGGACATGGCTTGAATACTCTTTCGGGGTTCGACCCCTAGTCAACGATATCCAAGACGGTTTGCGCCTGCTTGATGCTCAGCCGACTGAGTACCGTAAGGTAATCTCAGCAACGGCTGACGTCGATCAGGAAATGCAATCGTGGGTCGGTGAGCTAGTGTACGGGTACTTGAAGTATCAGTACAGTCTATTACAGACTGGGAAAAGCTCTGTTAGGTATAAAGGGGCCGTGAATGCGTCGATGGAACGTGCACCGTCTTTTGCAGAGCAGGCAGGCTTAAACCTGTCTAACTTCGTGCCAACGGTGTATAACCTGATACCGCATTCCTATCTCGTTGATTACTTCTCCAATATTGGTGGGGTGATTGACGCCGCATCTCTTGGACGTGTGAGACTTTCATGGGGCATGCGAACAGATCGTAAGATCAATGAGGTGGTAGTCAAAGACTGCCGCTTCGATCCCGAGCTGGCGAATGCTGCAAATCTGAAGTCTGTCCAAGGTAGCGCGAGCATGTCTGGGTACAGGTCGGTTCGATGCATTTGGGGGCGCGCACCCGTGGACTACGTGGCTGTAGATCATAAAGATATACAGTTCCGTATTCCAGGCATTGGCGAGCCGTTGAAATGGCTCAACATTGCTGGGTTAGCGTCCTTACGTGCAATACCGGCTTATCGTAACATCAAACACTTACGGAAGGTAGAAACATGACGATGTCTCTGACATCTCCCGTCACTGGCACAGCCCAGACCGGACTGACGACTCCAGGCTACACTGTCGTAGCCGATACTCCTCCTAATGCATATTCGAAGCAGTGGGCGGTAACCGGTCTTACCGGTACGCAAACGAACGTCGATGTGCATGGCGCAAGTCGCCCTTTCACTGTAACGGTTAGTCGGCCGCAGCAGATTCGATCTGCTCCGCTTCCGAACCCCGTTACTGGAGTGATGGGTAACCCGCCGCGCAATGTGTACACGGTACTGACTCGGAAGGGCGTGGTGCCCGGTACGAATCAGAATCCACAAGTCATGACGGTTCGCACCGAAGTCTCGGTGGTGGCCGGCAGCGATATCGTGGAACCCGAAGACATTCGTGCATCCCTTAGCCTCCACTTTGGCGCTTTGTCCCAGATGTCATCTGGGATAGGCGACACAGCGGTTACGGCGCTCCTCTAACCAAGGTACGCCGTTATGATTACGGTCAACTTTTGGGCACGTTTTACCTTCCCGTCCCTGCGCCGTAAGGTGCATAGACGATGGGTAAGGCTTGCCTTGAGTATGTCCGTCTGATTGGCTTTCGGATTGGAGTAAGACCCGATGGATATATCGTCCTCAGCTCTTTTCTCTTACCTTTCTGATGACCTCCGTGCCGATTATGGCGAATTGGATTTCGGTCCAGCTAGCGATTATTGGCCCGGTGCTTCGCCCCAAGATGTCTATCGCCTGCGGATGGTGCGGTCATTCTACAAGAAATTTGTAGAAGAGACAGCGGCCGATGCGGACGACAAGTGTCTTGAAAAGTTCCTAGCCTCCAATAGGAGGTGTGCGAATTGGGCGTTGAACCTCAGTTCTTCGAAGGACGAGCTCCTCTACGGCGAATTTCGTCGTGTGATGGATGACTTCTTCTATCCTTCGGGCGAGCCTCTGCTAACGTCCTACTTTGACATTTTGAGTCGGGGTAGGGCCGGACCGGGGGCAAGCCTTGGAGCTGCCGGGGAGGACTTCTACTCGAAGTTCTTCTCGTCCAGACTAACTGAAACGTCACCAGAGTTGTACCAAATGTACAACGAATACTGCTCATGGTACCCCTATTGGCGAGACGGCGAGATAACTCGCCTTACCTCGTTAGGGACCCCTGTGCGTGTTTCTGGGAATCGTTTATCCTTTGTACGTAAAACTCGCGACATATCGCGTTCGATATGCACTGAGCCCAGTCTGAATATGTTTTATCAGCTTGGGTTCGGGGCTATCCTAACTGATCGCCTTCAGTCTGCCTTTGGCATCAACCTTAGCGATCAGCCGAATATGAACCGATATCTGGCCTGCCGTGGAAGTAGCGACGATAGTATTGCTACTATCGATCTCGAATCCGCGTCAGATAGCCTTTCCCTCAATCTTGCATTAACCGTATTCCCAGACTATGTCAATGACATTCTGTGCAAAATACGGTCCGCATATACTGAGGTGCGAGGTGAACAGGTGAAGTTAGATATGGTTTCGTCTATGGGGAATGGTTTTACGTTCCCCCTCCAGACGGCCGTGTTTGCTTCTGTTGTTGTCGCTGTTATGCGCGCGCATGGGTACCCACCCATGCGAAGCGGCACACTTAACAGCTCTTGGGGCGTTTTTGGTGACGACATAGCCTGCCCGTCACACGTGGCGGGCGATGTATGTCGGTTGCTTAACCTCCTTGGGTTTAGGGTGAACAACGACAAGTCCTACTTTGTGGGACCGTTCCGTGAATCTTGCGGCCATGACTACTTTGAAGGTAGAAATGTGCGAGGGGTCTATATAAAGTCCCTATCTTCTCCGCAAGACCGGTATGTAGCAATTAACCTATTGAACGAGTGGTCGGCGCGGACGGGTATACCCCTTCCGCGTACGGTTGGCTATCTAGTGGACTCTGTGCGGTTTTTGGCAATACCGCCTTTTGAGGGACTAGACGCCGGTATACGCGTGCCTGTGGCGCCGCCAGGGCTATGGTCTAAGAGTAAACAGCGGTATATTTACCGTTGCTGTACTCCAGTCCAGACGCTTCTGACGGTATCTTCGGACCCACGCGTACCACCCTCGCCTCCGCCTAAAAAACGGGTGCGAAAACTCATAGCCAATCCGGATGGCTTGGTATGGGCGTTCTTAGGAGGCTACATAAACAATATGAGAATCGCTAGGCCCCTTAAACAGGGTGCTAGCGTATCATATCGTACAGTCACGAAGGTTGCCCCATTCTGGGGACCTACGCGACAGCAGCAAGAGAAAGCTCCTTGCTGTGATTTTTGGCGGAGGTGGAACACCTCCACTCTACAGAACATCTGTTCTGAAGAGTCCCAGGAC